TCATTTGTCGTCTTGTAGGTAATAAACTCATACCATCAGAAATACTAGTACTATTTGGTATGTGAAAATCACCATTCTGTATTTGCTTCCCTTTAAGGGTTTTACATCTACCTGTTTTACTAATGTGCTTTATGTCTGCACCCTTTCTTTTACTTGATACTGGCATTAGATTTACTCCATTGTAGGTTAGTTAATTAATCGAATTTATATCTATACTTCAAACCTGCAAATGCAAAGGTATTTTTACTAAATGCAGGAACTACTATAAGATTCAATGCATGTTCTTTGGTAATCTTCCAAGTTACGTTGGGGAGTACCATGAACTGTATTGCATTGACATTCTTAGGGTGGCTATGAGGGGCATCTTTCACCTTATACTTTGATGCAGATTTGTTTAGTTTAGGGTTGTGGTGCGGTCTAAGAGAGCCATTTTTTCTTCCATTTGAAAATCTCGATTGCATCTGTGTTTTATCTTCAATATCGTTATAACCAGTTACAAGACCTCCTGCAATGCCCCAGTTCCACCCATTCATTTCATGCTTTAAATTAATCAGTGTATATAGGGATGTTTTACCGTAACTGTTATTGTAAAACCCTGCTTCTATTTCAACATGGCGGTTTACATCCATTAATAAACCAAAACCTGTATTTGCACTATTGTATTTATAGGTTTTATCTGCATGAATAGATGTTAGGTTTACCACTAATGAATCTGCATGTAGATTTTGAGGGAATGCGAACAGCGCAGTTGCAGCACCTAATATGAAACCTATGCAGACTGATGCAGGACACCATTTGCCTACATTTTTTACCTGTCTTTCATATGAGATGCGCAACCTTAATTCTAATTCGGTTAATCTATCAAATACCAATTTGGATGTTGATTCTTTAGTACGAATATACGCTATGGTATCTATAGTTTCTGCTAAAGATATGATGTTAATTTTCTTTTTCATTATATTTAATCCTTTTTAATATTAAACTGTAGATTAGTTTTAGTAATTAACTTTTCCGCTTTTGGTATTACTGCGGGTGGTTCATTAGGAGATAACTTAGTTAATGCAATGAACTTTTCAGCTTTATCTTTCATGGTGATACCTTTTATCCTTTGCACTTTTACAGCTTGAGTTAATCCTCTGTTATTACACATAACAAGTAGATTGCTTTTTGCTCTGGTCATAGCTGTGTATAACCATTCTCTACATAACATGCGATGATTAGCACTATGGCAGAGTACAATTACAAATCTATACTCGCTACCTTGAGCTTTATGGCATGTGAATACATAAGATAGGGTAATGGCTTGCAATTCTCCTACTGTAGAAAATGTGGTTTCCCCTTCTACATCTTGAAACTGTATAGTGATTACATGAGAACCTTGTCGTTCTCCCTCAGATAAATTTGAATCTTCGTCTAAATCTTCAATTGCATCAAAGGCTTTATCGAAGTCCTGCAAATCAATTGTAACAAGAGCGTTAGCTTTTTGGGTTGCATTATGTGAACCCTTAAAGGAATTGTTTGTGGCTATTGATGTGATAACCCCTTGCATTCCATTTGTTAACCTTCTCTGTGCCATGTTTTTTAACACCATAATCTTATCCCCAACTGCCAATACTTTTATTTCTGTGCCTGCTTTGATTGCAATACGGTTAGCTTTTGGGTTGAATAGGTTTACTAATACTTCGTTTAGTTGTATCTGTCCTAATACATCTACGTTTTGAGGCACAATAACAGCATCTTGCATTGGATCAAATTTACCTGCTTTGTATAGATATTGAATGGTTCCAAGTAATTCCTTTCTTGCGCCTATACTTCCATCATCCATTTTTTTAACTATTACTTTCTTAGTTTCATCAGTTAAGGGCTTCTTGCCTTCTATGACTCTATGGGCGTTTTCTGCAATCGGGCCCGCATTTCGATGTAATTTAGTCAGTTCATAGGTTGGCCATGCTAACATTGCAAAGCCAAGAATACTATGTCCTGCAACTGGAACTAATTGATTCAAATCTCCAAGTAGGATAATTCTGCAAGTACTAGGTAGGGCATCTAATAAGTAATGCCATAATGGGACACCTAAAGTACCACATTCATCAATGAATATGCAATCAAGTTCTAATTTGTTATTAGCATTACGCTCTGGTAGAAATTGCATTTTGGATTTCATTTCCCCTGTAGCTTTATCAAATACATCTTCATATACAGGTTTAAATTCTAGTAGTACATGAATAGTACTACATAAGCTGTGATAATTTCTAGGTAATGCGCGTTTCATTTGCTGTACTGCTTTACCCATAAATGCAACAAAGGCAATTGAAGGTATTTTATCCCCTGATGCAGCTAGTATATAAGGTAGATACGGTTCAATTTCTATAATGAGTGCTTTTAGGGTAGTTGTTTTACCTGTACCTGCACTGCCTATTAATATGGAATACTTTTGATTAATCATTCCTAATTTTGCAGCTATTTGATCTGGATCAAGAATGATATCATTAGACATAAGAGATGATGGAAGTACAGTAGTTAAAGATTGGGAACTGGTTAATTGGTTTTTAACATCAATCTCTTCACTAGTTGTAGATGCAGATAATGCGGGGGATGATAAATCTAGTCTGTTAGCCTTTTTTACAACTGCCTTTGTTAAACCGGTTCCGTAAAGTATATCACGTGAGGATGATGCAGACGATACAGGGTTTTTAGGGTTTAATTTGATTACTGGTGCGATTTTTATTTTCATATCATATATCCATTTCTAATTGAACTGGCAGATGTGGAAGGCTGTTTTTATTCTTAATGGCAATTGATGTTTTAATTGCTTTCTTTGCTTGATTGATACTGTATCCCCATGGTAGGGAGTAGTTTGCAGCACATATTTTACCATATCCATGTAGAATACTTTCAGGATGTGATAATTTTCGTTCGCAATACATGCATTTATGATTTGTATCGCCGAATTTTTTAGCATACTTAGATGGGGATTCTAAATACAAACCTAATAAATATCTAATGCCTATTTGAGTATTACGTGTGCAGGATCTGAAATATTGTGCAATTGGTTTTCGTGTTGGTATAAATTCAATCTTTGCATAACATACTTTGCCATTTGATTTTAATTTGTTATTGGTAACCCAAATTTCGTTAGTGATTCTGTTTAAACCAAATGCAATCTCTTGTCCAAACTTGTTACGTAATACTAGTTTTGGCCATGCTTTTGGATGATGAATGAGTATAGATAATAATTTGTTATACATGGTTAGTTATCCTTATTATTTGCTATTTGCTATTTGCTATTATTTATATACAACATGGAAGTAATAAAAGCATTAGCTATTAATACTGCTTTTGATTCACATTCTATCAAATAGCTTCGTTTAACTTCTGGTCTTAACATATCTATTGTCATTATGTGTAACTTATTTGAATAACTGCGCATGATAGATATATCTCCCAATTCAATATTTAATACTGAACGGTAAGGGTTAAATGGTGTAAATCGTTTATATCGTTTATATTGTTCATCCATGGTTATTTTCTCCAAATCATAAAAGTATCAACACCAAAAGGTTTTCCAGTTTTGATTTGCAATATAGCACGTTGCATTAATTCGTTGAGTTCATTAGTTGCGGATAGGTTTTCTATCTCATCACAAATAGTATTTTTAAACCCATTAAGGTTTTTATTATAAGTTATTCTTATGTTATGAGTTGATTTATTCTTATCTGCATGAATAGTTAATTTACACCATATATATGTAATAGAGATATCGTCTATAGTTATCTTATCTACATCATATTGCCTAATGGATATTTTTAATTTATTGCAATTCATGATTTGCTATCCTTTTTAATACTAAACCCTGCAAATGGTTTATTTTCAAAATTGGATATAAAGGGTGTTTTCTTCCCCATTTTGTTTATGATTTTCATCCGTTCTTGCCGTTCTTGTGTTTTAATTCGTTCCATCTTATGATTAGTTGTTTTCATAATCAATCTTTTCAATTCACTAATTGGCAATTCAATTTCATCAAAGTTGGGCAATGAATCGGATATCTCCTGTTCCAATGTAGATAAACTGGTTAATTGTTTTTGCCGTTCAAATAAAACTCTCTTTTGCCGGTTTTTTGCATCAATTAAACTTTGGTCATAATGCCCGTCTGCAATCATCTTTATGCATTCAGTTAAGGTTAATTGGAATTTAAAAAGGGATTCTTGTGATGAACATATTTGTTCCATCTTGCAATTGTCTATCATTTCCTGTATTGCAATTGGACGATTACTTGCTAGTAATTTACGTATTGCTTCTGCGCATATTACTATTTGTTCCCATGGTAGACTATGTAGGAAGGTGTTACATTTGATTTTAATATTGAAATCTTCCAACATATCAATAGTATTATCTATTTTTGGGGATACTAATAAACAACTCATTGCATATATTAAATATTCTACCGGCTGTTTATCTACTAGTCTTTGCAACGCGATATCATCAGTTAATATCCATTCTAATGCAATACTTTGCTGCAATTTGGCAATTACCATTTTGCTACGTTCAAAACCATGAATAGCTATTAGGTTTTTTACTTCATTATATGGAATGGGTAGGAGTGATTTGCCGGTTTTCATGCAATAACGGTTGAAATCGTTTGATTTGTCAGTATAGAACATTTCTATATGATTGATAGAATCTATTAATATATCCGTATTATCGGTATTATCGGTACTATCTATATTATCAGGTTTATTATCAGGTTTATTATTCATTTTCAGGGTATCCCTTGTAATTTCTAATGTATTCTTACTAATTGTAGTCTATATCTATTATTTTGTCAAGTAGATAACCTTCCTGCAAGTGATTAATTTTATTTATTTTCATCCTGCAATGAGAGAATATTACTGTCCTGTGTCCTGTGTATGGTATTTGATACTTGGTACAGTTTATATAATAAGTGGCCTGATGGCCAAATTTTACAAAGGTTCATTGCAATATCGTGTAAGAAAGGGTTTTACAATGAGATTTCAATTTCACCACTTTTTGCGCCTCCTTACATCCCTTCTAAGCTCATATCTCCGCCGGTTTTACCTCTTACTATTGATTATCTATCGGGTTTTATACGTCCGCTAATAATCTCACCTCCTCCTCAAGTTCTCTATGTATCTACGAAGGGTTTTCCGGTCTATATAGGATTAAATTAACAAAATTACAATCACAATCACAATCACATCACAGATTACATCGAAAAAATCGACGTCGCCCCTCCCCATTAAATCTATACTTGTGTCAAAACCCGTCTATTTCTGCATCCACCTGTTCTACGTCCCTGCAATGTACTATTCCATATTCTCCCTTCTCTACGGTACTTGCAGTATCTCTGTTAGGCTATATAAATAGGGGTCTTATAAAATTATTAATTCTATATAGAGACCCTATATACCCCTTATATACATATATCTACTATATACATACCTTGCAATACATATACATAAACTCATTGGCAATATATAGGGGTTTTGCACTAAGTATAGATTTAGCCGGAGGGGGCGACCTATCATTTTCGCTTGTAATCTGTGATGTGACCAGTAATGTAATTTTAACTAATCTCACCCATATTCAGTTATTTTCTTGCAATTAACAAAATAACCTCTATACTCTATATTGTAAGTTAGAGATATAATATAACTTTTAACTTTTAACCATTTATTCATTTATTCATTTATTCATTTATTCATTTATTCATTTATTCATTTATTCATTAACCAAAAAGGATAACATTCCATGTCAGATTTAGATGCAAACCCTAATGTTCAAGAAGCACCTATGCCAACTCTTACTGATGAACAAATTAAAACTATTCAAGACCAATCAAAAGCAATGCAAGATATGCGTTCACAGTTTTTCTCCCCTGACCAATTAGACGTAGCAGGTACAGCCATCACCGCCGCATCAACTATCGTATCAAATGCAAAAGGTAAAATAGTCTATAATTTCGACCCTGCAAAAGGTGATATTCACGATGGCTATTCAATCATCATCAACCCTATCAAACAACGTGATAAGAAAACAGGTAAAAGTTTCGTAGTCGGTGTGACAGTTGGTGCAATCCCAACGTATGAAATTCTATCTACTACTGATGATGGAATGAAGTACATCCGTGATATCGTCAACAATTCCATTGTAGTTAAACTTGCGAATTCAGCACGACCAAATGCAAACGACGAAATATCAACTACTCTACCTTATGAAGTTGTAGACTTTATTACGTCTAATCGTGCTGAAGGTGTTCTTCTTGCATACCGTAAATATGCACCTAAATACATCAAAGTTCTTAAATCAAAAGGATTCAAAGACCTTACCGATGCAACCTTCCGTCAAGTTTTACAATCAACTGCATTTGCAAACTCTACATTCCCCAACGTACCACAAGAAGTATGGCTGAACATTATCAATGGTATGGGCAAATTAGCAGTAGCCGATGGCATTGTAGTTGGCATGTTAGAAGATTGGGTTAAAACTCGTGATACTGCCGGAATGCCAGAAGAAGCAGAAATTGTTGTAGATGATTTGATGGATTTAGTTATCAGTTAATCTCCCCCCGGTTTTCTTTGTTCTATTTGCCCTGTGTGATATCTCATTGCATGGGGCTTTTTTATGCCTATCAGGTTTTATCTCCTTGCATTCTATCCTATCCTATGCTAATCTTTTACTATCTTATATAAAACATAAAACAACAACCAACAAGGACTAATCAAATGAAAATATTCAAACGTACTTACATCTTCTTAGAGATACTAATGGTACTATCCGTAATCTTATTGATTGCAAACTTCATTAACCAAATCTACTTATAATTAAAAGGATTAAACATCATGCCAAATACATCAAATACATCAAATCCATCAAATAAATTAAATCCATCAACAGGAATAGGTAAAACTCATTGGTTACCATCATCCTCATCCTCATCCTCATCCTCATTATCACCAAAACTAACAGAGCAATTTGCAATCGAACTTAACAACCAACCAACCCCTAGTGGTCTAGCATACTATGTTGATGACAATCTAGTATCCTATGAAGTATCTAGCGCAACCCATTTCAATTCACTTACTACAGCTTTGCAATTCAACCGCATTATGAACGGTCGTATTGTATCGGTATTCAACTAATGACTAAGGATACATTAGTACTTAGTGGCGTATTGTATTGCATAAAACAACGCCCAAACATAAATGTAGAAACTGTACGCCGTGCTGTATTAAATTGCACAAACAGTGCACATCTATCATGTATTGCAGTTGTATACTTTAACACTATCAGACGTGAACAGTTAAGGTAGTTAGGTAGTTAGGTAGTTAGGTAGTTAGTTCATTGCAGGTGAGAGTTGAGGGGATTACGGTAGGTTGCTCTTTTCTCCACATCTCACCTGCAATGAGCCTTGCAATAACATTTATATCACTTATATCACAGGAGTTTATTACCTATTATGATTACAATGAATGCAGATATAGTTTATATGGTACTTGGGGCAAATCCATCCATAATGCAATGGGGATTATCCATCATCCTTGCAGTGGTTACCATCATCACTATTGCAGTATTATTTTATGCCTTAGATGATTAATTGATTATATAAGTTCGATTACAATGAGGGGGGTATATGCCCCCCATTTTTAAAACTGGCGCTTTGCTTATAAAAACTCACCCTCCAACTCTCTCTGACCAAAAATATTTCCCTAAAATCGTATCAATGTAGGGAAATACATATAAGAATACAATGAACTGTATAAAACCTGATGCAGATAAAACCTAATAGATGAACTGTAGAGAACTCAATGCAAGGAAAACCTGTAAATTACACACAAAATTACCAACAATACCTTGCATAAAATCAAATCTATTCTATAATTATAACCATAACCAGCCATAGGAGGCTAAAAATGAAAAAGCATATAAACAAATTAGCCAAATTGGCATACAGTGGTGCAAGCATGAAAGCAATGGCTGCTGTATTTAATGTGGATGAGGAACAAATATCCCAATTGATTAAAACGGATGATTATAAAACTGAGATGGCAATCATCACAGAGGAATCATTTACAAAGGCTGCAATATTAGACAAAGGATGGGAAGGGATTGAAGAGTATGCAGTGAGTAGTGTACTTGATGTACTGATGAATGCTCCAGATCCTGACTTTGCATTGAAGGCGGCAGGTATGGCCAATAAGGCAATAAGGAGAAATGGTATGAACGGAATGGGAAATAAACAAAACAATATGATTCAGATCAATCAAAACATGCAGGCAATTATTCATGTGCAGCCGGTTTTTGCAAAGACATTGCAAGAGCATTATTTAGTTGAAGATGTGCGTGAGAGGGAATTGCCTAAGAAAGTAGTCAATGCAATGAACCCAAAAATGGTAAAGGAATTACTAACGGATGGAGAAAACCATGGATTGGTATTAGACGAAATCGGGGCAATAAACCCTGAGGCGTTTTTGTAATCAATCATGGCAGATGGCATTGACATTTATTGGGTGAGGATTAATGTAGACGGGGTACATCAGATATCTGGTGGTGTGCCCCATAAACAGAATATTGCAAACAACGTTAGTACGGTTAGACGGCAAATGGTTACTAGCGATGAAGGTACAATATACTTTAGTGGAGATACTCCAAATGGAGAGTTGACATTTGGTATTGCAGGACATGATGGAGGGTTTATACCTTTTCCTAATGGTAATTTTAGTATAAGTAAAACAATAAAACATGGATACGGAGTTGTTATTTTATGTAATGCGGTAGGTGTTACTAGTTCAGGCAATAACTTTTATATTGCATACGCGGGGAGAAATTAACTAATGGCAATTCGAGATAATATAAGTGTAGCACGAAATGGGGATGTAAGATATGTACCGTTTGGAGGTGACCCAAATTATACAGTATTGGAGTTACACAGAGAATTGCAACTACTTGCATATGAAGGCCAAGCAAGTGGGGATGACCTACTTGATATAACCAGTAATACCCCAACTGCAAGAGCAACAGATAACTTTATCAACTTTATCAACAGTTATAATATTGATGATGCATTGAGTCAAAAATTATACGACGGAACAATCATTCAAAATGCTGGTGCAGATAGATATGATGGCATTGTGAATTATGGTATTGCAGGCATATATATAGATGTAATGCAAAACGGAGCATTGCTGACGAACTTTTGGACTACAGGATTAAATGCAGATGCAGCTCAAGGAATATCACATAGATTCCTTGTTAAAACTCGTACAGCTGGTGCTGATATTGATGGCAGAAGGTTGTTAGGATTGAATAGAGAGATTGGGTTTTCATATGGTGAGTTCCCAATCAATGGTACAGCAACTGGGAATAATGTACTTGCGTTGACACAGTTGCCAGATTTGAACAACCAAACAGCCGAAGCAACTATTGCAACTTGGGTATCTATAACCAATCAAGAAGGGTATAGATCAATAGATGTAGATGCAAACGGAAGTCCTGAAAACTATTACAGCGAATGGAATAGAGATGTCTTTACAATCAATCAATTAACAGAACGTGCAAAGTGGTTGCAAAGACGTGGCAGTGTTAGTACATTATATGGATTGACTGGGGGGATATTTAGAGGTATAACCCATGAAATTGATATAGATACAAACATAGGTATATTTAATGCGGTAGAACCGGTGAGCTGGGGAACTGGCGCAACAGCCGGTACTGGGCAAATGCTTGCAATCAATAATGTAAGTACTGGTACAAAAATGTGGATACAAATATTAACCGGGGTTATTCCAATCGATGGGTTGGTCATTACTGGTGGAACAAGTACTGCAAGTGCTGCTATGAACTTGACCATCACAAGTAGAACTGTAACCCCTACGTTTTTGGGGATTAGTACAGGAACAGCGGTGAATGGTGCATATGGAGTTGGCATTGAAGCGGCTGACTTAGCTGTATCAGATAAATTAACCGACCTTACAGATACACCAATTGCACCACCAAACAATACAGCTTTTGCAGTCAATGGTTTAGTGATTGGGGAAGATAGAGTATTGGTAACTAGTGAAGCAGCTGGTGGAATAGACTTTGCGCAGTTCACTTTGAGTGTGACGTTAAGTGGTATTGCTGAAACAAGTGCAGTAATGACAGCTGCAATACCATCCGACTCCCCTAGTGCAGGAACTATCAGAATCGTATCCGATGCAGGAATAGATATACTAGTTCCTTATACCAGTTTTGCAGGAAGTACATTTACCATTCCAAGTAAGGATTTCTCAGCTGACCCTGCATCTAGTATTAACAGCCCTAATGCATACTTTGGTTATATTGATAAGCTCGCAACAAGTGTAGGAGAGAATGTAACTTGGGTTTACAATGCAGATAGACCATTGTTTATCAGAGTAAGAGATGGCGGAGGTACTCCAATTCAAACATACCAAACTACTTCTGCAATGACAGCAAACGGCGGAAGTGTTACAGTAATTCGTACACCGGATGCGTAACCCCTGATGGCAACTGCGGCAATAACAGCATTATTAACTGATATATTGTTAAACAATGCAAGTCCCCCTACTGGTTTTGGAACCTCAAATTCAGAGTTCTCTGAGGACATTCTAAACAGAATGGGGACTACTTGTGGCAGTAATGGGCATGATGGAACTCTTGGCCCTGCAACTAACCCTACAAACCCAAACCAATACTGCGGAAGTTCTTGGACAGTTACGCAGAATTTAACTGGATTGCATTTGCATGTATGGCTGAGAGGTATGTACCCTTTAAGGTCAAAGGCATTAGGTGGATTAGCTATATATGTAAGCGATAACGGCGGCAATACAGGTATGTGGTTTATATCTGGTAGTGATTTGGGTTATTCAGGTGATTGGCTGCATGGGGTAATTGATTGCAGTAGAGCATTTGATATCTCAAGTGGTACTCCAAATCTAGCCAATATAACTGAGATTGGTGGGGGATATAATATAAGTGCTACCAAAGGTGCTGATATATTGTACCCATTTTTCTTTGATGCAATACGGAAAGAAAACGGCAGCGGACAGAACGGAATAAGAATAGTTGGCGGGACTACTGGGGATAGATTGCTGTTTGGTGATTTACCCATTGGTGATGAAACGTTGAGAACCGGAATTGCAGAGGTTTCGCGGGGTAATATATTTGCAGGCGGTGAATGGCATTTTGGTAATGCGGCAAGTACAATGTATTTGCAGGATGATGCTGTAACAGTTAATGCGGCGGATTTACCAGTTGCAAACGACTATTATAAGCTAGTATTCAATGACGGTACAACGGGCATTACAGATTTTCGTGTTACAAAGCTGACATGGAAAGGTGTTAGTAGATTAATTCCATGGAGTTATGATACAAGTGCATTGGGAGTTGGTGATACACACGATTGCCCAGATGAAACGTTTAACTTCTTCAGTACGATTACATTTGGATTGCAGACAACTAAATTAAGGCCTGTGTTTAATGACTGCGTAAACATAGTACCAAATGGAATCCCATTAACCAATGCAGGATTTAATAACAGTGACAGGGTTACATTAACAACTGCAAACGATGCAATCACAGGTGGAAGTACAAACCTACATAGTACAGTTGCTGGAATTGCATTTGTACTAACTGACAGCCCTGCAAAGATAAGTGTACACAGCTTTAATAACACTGGCGGTGTAGGACATGCTGTGGAAGCAACTACCATTGGGTCATATGCATATAATGGCAATACACATACAGGATATGGAGCAAATGGTACAACAAGTGCTGCATTTTATAATAATTCTGGTGGCGCAATTACCCTTAATATAGGCAATGGTGGTGATACCCCTACAGTACGTAATGGAGTTGGCGCAAGTACAACCATAGTTGCAGGAGCAGTTATAGTAAGAGTTAGAGTACTGGATAATCTGAATGTGGTCTTACCAAATGCAGCAGTTCATATGGAGGCTGCAATTGGAGGTGTATTACCAGCATATGACAGTGTTACATTATCAGTAGTAGGTACACTGGTTACAGTAACACATACAGGTCATGGTATGATAAGTGGTGATAAGGTCAAGTTTAGAGCTACAGTGCAGATAATATATAATATAGTGGCAGTAATTACAGTTACAGGCGTTAACAACTATACGTATAATCTAACTTCCAGTCCTGCATCTGGTCCTACAGGGCCAACTACAGCAACCTTTGTTGCACTGAACGGTTTAACAGATGTGAACGGGGAAATAAGTGCAAGCAGAGTATATGGTGCAAATCAAACAATAGAAGGGGATGTTAGGAAAGCAAATGGCAGCCCACTATTTCAATCAGCTCAATTAATCGGCCCGATATCCAGTGCCAATGGGTTGTTTAATAATATAAAAATGATACCAGACGAATAAAATTAAAACAGGAGAACGAAATGCAATTAAACATAAACAAAGAAGGTGAAGAAAATGAAACACAGCAAGAAAAAGAAACCAATGCCGAAACCGAAGCCAAAAATCCTATAGTCTCCCGTGAAATGGACTACGTAGAAGAGTGCCTATTGAAGAACCAAAAAGCACTTGCACAGACACTTGATGATGTACAAATGAATCATGCAGAACAATTGCAGCAAGTAATGAAGAACATCAATAGCTTAATGGCACAAGTAAACGCAATGGCAATTCAACAAGGGATGATGAATAGCCGATTAGCAATGTTGCAAGGTAACGGAAGAACAACACCTGAAACCTTACCTGATAGTTTAGGATAATAAAAACCAAATGGCATTAACCGTTAATCATCAAACTAAGGTATTCACTATATTAAGGGCAGATTTAACCTTATTACAGAGTGTACCTACGTTCGTTTACAGATTGAATTTGCCAGCTCTTCGTGTAGAGATGAAAGCGTTGACTGATAATGAAATTGGTATTACGTATGATGATTCACATGCTTGGTTCCCAAGTCAAACTGTATCAGGGGTGCAATTAGCCCCTGTATTCATTATGATAAATGGATTTACAGTTACGTTTGAAGACGGTCAATATGCGGTTAATTTTAACGGTGCAAATACTAACTTGGGTGATGTAACTAATGTCAATCAGGTTAGTATACGCCCAAACAACAGTGCAGGATTAGTTCAAGTATTAGAAATAGAACAAATAATATTCAATAACAAGATTACAATAAATCAATTAACTGGGGTAACTGGGCAAGCTTATCCTATAGGAACACCATTAACTGGGTTTGCAAGTAACAACTTTGCAGATGCTAAATTTATAGCAGATTTAAGGGGGATTAAAGAGTTGTTTTTAGTTGGGAATAATTCACTGACTACGAATACGCTAGATTTCTCATCTGGTTATAGGTTTGTTGGTGATGCCCCATTGACAAGTGTATTTCAACTATCAGCTGCGGCAATAGTTGATAATTGCAACTTCTTTAGATTGACATTGGCTGGAGCGTTAGACAGTGATTGCAGCGTGGATCAATGCATCATTGGTAATTTGAGTTTCTTCCAAGGGTTTATGAATTACTGTGTATTGACTAGTACAATAGTATTAGGTGGAGGAAACAATGGCAGCTTTCAAAACTGCTTCGATCATAATACGGATAGCACTCCCCCAATTATAGATATGGGTGGTGTTGGGCAGACCATTACAATGACCAGTTACGAAGGGTTTATAAAGATAATCAATTATACGGATAGTTTAACAACACTAACCAATTTCATTTCAGGTATAGGCAAAGTTGAGTTTGATAGCACTGTAACTGAGGGAGTTTTTGTAGTGTTCGGTGCAATGGAAGTTGTAGACAACTCAGGGCCAAATTGCACTATAATAGATAAAACAACATACGGTATATTAACTCAAGTTAGAAAGGTACTTTTAAACAGAAAAACTATAGACCCTGTAACAGGGGATGTAACTATATTGGATGATAACAATTTAGATGTGTTGTTCAGTGGTACTGCATTTGAAGATATAGGTGGATTGCAAACTTATCGTGGACAAGGATATGACAGAGTTAACAGGTTGATGGCTCCATGATGAATCTAGGTGGGATAGGTAGGGATACTGCAAACGGACAACATAAGAACTTCCTCACAGGTGGAATAGGAAGGAGATTGGGAGGTATTATTATACCGCCGATTTTTGGTATAGTTATTGGGGACATTGTACGGAATGTCATTGGTAATATAGTGAGAAACTACTAATGGCATCTAATGTTATGGAGCCATTATCATTATCGATTGAGGATATCAAAAAGGCATTGGAGTTTGATCCCGACTTCTTTATCAACTTCTTCATGAGCGATTTGCTAACACATGAAGTACCTGAGCTGCACCCAGAATTATTTAGTTTGATGACAAGATTGGATATAATACAATTGATATTGGCAGTTCCAAGGGGATTTGCCAAAACAACTATAGCAAAGCTATCTGCGGTTTATTATTTATTATTTACAAGCTATTCGTATATACTGTACATGAGTAATACGGCTAGTGTGAGTATTCCTGCAGTGAATGATATAATAGGCTTCTTGGAGAGCGATAACTTCAAGGCTGTATTTGGTGAGATTACATACTTAACAAAGCAGGAAGGTAAAGGAATATACAGATTCATATTACCAAATGGTAAGATTTGCATACTAAAAGCTTTCTCAGCAGGTCAACAAGTTCGGGGAACGAACATACATAATACAAGACCGCAGTTAATAATCGTTGACGATTTGGAAGATAATGATAACATTGCAACTAAGGAATTATTTGATAAATTAAAACGATGGTTCTACGGGCCGTTTAAAAAGTGCGTTGACGAGTTTAATAATAAATGGATTTGGATAGGCAATTTAATCTCAGAACAAAGTATGTTGTATGAGAACATCAAAAGTGAGTATTGGCACAGTAGATTGTATGGCTGCATAAAGGAAAATGGTGAACCACTTTGGCCAGCTCTATGGTCATTGGAGAAATTAAAACAAGATTATGCAGAGTTCCTAGAAGCGGGAATGGCAGATGTATGGTTTGCAGAGATGATGAACATGCCAATGGCAGGAGTTGATGGAATCATCCTTGCAGAGGAAATAACCTACTCTCCTAGAAAGGAAATGGGTGAACACAATTTGGGATTCATCACAGTTGATTTGGCAAGTAGTATGGAAACATGGGCACACGAAACAGTTCTTGCAGCTCATGCATATGATGACGAGGGAGAGTTCTTTCAGATAGTAGAAACCAGATCGTTTAAAGGAATGGATCCAGTTGCATTGTTTCCACACATGATACGTATGTGTGAAAACTGGGGAATCTATATTGTAGGTATTGAAGCCGTATCATACCAAGCTGTAGTTAAACCTATATGGGACCATATGGCATTAGAGCATAATATATTTGATATGAAGTTTGTGTTAATACCTGCAAGAGCGCAAAAGTTTCTTCGTATAATCGTATGGGCAGGCATGTTGAAAGATAAAAGTTACAGACTTACTGAGGGAGACTTTGCAGTTACTCAACAACTACTTGCATATAATCCTAAAAAGAAAGAGAACGTAGATGATATCATTGATGCCTGTGCACATGGCAGTTGGATGATAAAGAACATGATGTATGAGATATTAAGTCAAAAACAAAGAAAGCTACAGAAGCCTATTGAAAAGCTGAGTAGTTATGACATAAGTAAATTTTAACCTTTAAGGTAAAACCCGATGGCCAATATAGCAATAAAACAAAAAGCAGTCCCAGATGAATTCAACAAAAAGCCGTTCAGGATTAATGCCGAATTGGAGTTGAGTCCTAAAGAACATTCCCATATGGTGCGTTATATAATCGAACGTGTAAATGCAGGTTATGACGTACACCATAAAGTGTATACTAGATATACCAGTATAGATAAAGAGATTGCAGGGTTTATCATATTAGAAGACGCAGAGAAGAGAAGAAAGGATGATGTAGAAAAGGGTATTGGGCCGAAACCTTACGATATCAGTTTGCAGACTGTGAGAACTCAATTGCACGAAAGCATTACATTCCTATTGGGAGTTTACTTCCCACCAGAAGGTCCATATGCTGCCACGTCAAGTAAGGCAAATCAATCAGTTGCAAAAGGTTTATCTGTATTGATGAACCAACATGCACAAGAATACAAGCATTATACAGCCACTGCAAAAGGTTTATATGATGCCATGAAATATAACATAGGAATGTGGAGTGTTGATTGGGAAATAAAACGTGGTAGTGAGGTTGGAAGTGATGATGCAGGGCAATTTAAAGAAACCAAAGATGTAGTTATAAGTGAAGGGAACAGTGTTAATTATTTAGACCCATACAATACTATATTAGACCCCAGTGTGCATCCAACTGAATTGAACGAAAAAGGAGAATTCTTTGCTACGGTAGAAGTTACAACTGAGTTTCGTGCAAAGAGATTGGAAGCTCAAGGCATATATTACAATCTGGAAAGACGTAAAAAAGACAGAACTGCAACTACCTATTATCAAGAGAAACCAGATATATTAGGAGATGCAGTTAAAGGTGCAGGGCAAACACAGGATTGGTTGAGTTGGTTTTCAGTAAATGAATCAAGTAATGTGCTATTGCAGGATGCCATTGAGTTTGTCACAGTTAGAATCTGGTTGCCAGTAGATGCATTTGGCCCAAAATTTAAGGGCACAAAAGGAAACGAAGACAGCAAAGGTTATCAGATTTGGATAGTTGTTATTGCAAATGCATCAGTTATTGTATCTGCAGAACCACTTCCAAATGCCCATGGACTGTTGCCTATTATGATTACAATGCCATGGGATGATAACTTCTCAAGACAAACTCAAGGATTTGCAGAGATGTTATTTCCTTATCAACGGTTCTCTAGTTTTCAAATGAACGTGCATCAACATGCACAACGCAAGAAATTGTATGGCTTGACGTTTTTCAACCAGAGAATCTTTCCCACATTTGGCAATATAGATGCATCAGGCAAAATACCATTTGATAGTAATGACCCTGATTTTGATATAAGAAAAGCCATCTACCAAGTATTCGATGCGCCAGATACAGATAACACCCTTGCAGACATTCAAAACATGGATGACCTTATGCAGAAAACTCTGCCAACTCAACAAGCACAGCAAGTTGCCAGTTTAGAACGAGCAACCAAATACCAAGCTGCTGCAACAGTTCAAGCAGGCAATAAGAGAAATCTATTCCTTGCAGTACTTATTGACGAGCAATCATTGATGGTAGGGAGAAGAATGCAGCTTTATAATATACTCCAATACCAAAAGTTTATAAAGGTAGTTGATAATGAAGGTAAGGAAATTGAAATTGAACCCAAGGATTTAAGAGCTGGCAAATTTGAATTCCTAATAAGCAATGGTTTGCGGGGATTAGATAAATTGGTAATACAGGAAACCATGAAGGAAATCCTATTTGCAATCCTGCAATCTCCAACTGCATCTCAGCAAATAGACACAGTTGCATTAATGAACTTCATGACGACATCTATGGGTGACTATACAGACCTGAATCAGTTTAAGTTTGAAAACCAATTCGATGCATTGACTCCTGAACAAAAAGAAATGGCATTCCAATTGCTACAGAAAGCAATGCAAGCTCAAGAACAAGAAGGTGCACCCCCTCAATGAGAAAACAGCCAATTGCACATGGGTACGAGCATGCCAAAGCTTCAGCGTGTTTCGGTAGCGCAGCGGACGGAACTAAGCGCTTTGTAGGCATGTGAAGTAGGGTCCCATGTCAATTTGGTTTTTCGATTTAATAAACTTAAATATAACAGGAGTTAATAAACAATGAATGTAAAAGCTATTCTACAATGGTTGCCAGTGGTTATGATGTTTGCAGTAGTAATTGGGGGTTGGTATGACTCAAAGAATACATTAATTAATCTTGCAGAGGCAGATGGCAGATTAAGAGACAGCTTGAAAGAACATATAGATACTGTCAATATTACCATAGCAAAACATGATGAAATGGATTTATCGCGCGAAGATAAAACTAGTGATGCAATTGAAAAGTTACAGCTTGATAAGATAACTCAGGCTAGAATTGAAGAGCGTCAAAAGGCACTTCAAAAAGATGGGGATAGAAGGGAAAAGAAATTGAATATAATTATAGACCAATTAAATAAGTTGCAGACTAGAGGAGATAGTTATGGGAGCAATTAGTATTGCGATGGGACTTGCAAAGTATGTCCCCAGTTTGATAGGATGGTTCACAGGTGATGAAGGTGATGTAAAGAAGGCTGAAAAAGTAATTGCAATAGCTGAGGGTGTATTAGGTGTTGGGATGCCCAATCTTGATCAAATAACTTCACCTGAAATAGCAAAACTTCAAAAAGCTATCATGAGTCATCAACTTCAAATGGCAAAGGAGGATACTAAAAGGTTGCAAGCAGTCAATCAAACTATGCAATCTGAAAGTAAATCAGAACATTGGATGCAGTGGAGTTGGAGACCCTTCAATGGTTACTTGTTTGGTACAACTCTGTTCTTAAACTATGTAATACCCTCACTTGCAAATATAGTACTTGCATTATTTCACATTACGGATTTAACTCCAGATGGTATGATGTTTAAAGAGGTAGTACGTACAGTACCTATTGGGTTTATTCCTGAATTTGTACTTATAGCATGGGGTGCAATATTAGGCATTACATCTTGGACTAGAGGGAAGGAAAAACTATCAGATAAGGCAGGTAGATTATTATGAATATAAACAGTGTATATGAGAACTTACCCTCAGCACATAAACAGATAATTGCAGGTTCATTAGCTACGGAATCTGTGCATATATTGTTCTATGATGCTATGCAACAAGAGATCACAAAACTACAGGAGATGGATATTAAAAAGTCTGCAGAAGACTTTAAATCTGCGTACACAATAGCTAAGAAGTCAATAATGGTATATGAAGATATACTATACTTAATCAACCAAATAAGAAAAGGAAATGCAAATGAAATTCATGAATCTAATTAAATACAGACGTCAAGACGAAACTACTGGGGATAATCAAGGTACTCCTCCTGCCAATGAGGGGGGGAAAGATAACACCGCAAATAACATAGACGATTTCAGTAATTTATGGCATAATAGTAGTAATCCGACTGGCAATGAAGGCGAGCCAGTTCAACAGGTTCATATTGTAAATCAACCTGCTGAACAGGAATTGACACCACAGCAAAAACTTAGCGCCCATATTACAGGTTTAGAATTAACTGGTGGAGTTGATATGCAAGCATTGGCAAATCCTGAAACTGCGCAAGTTGAATTGGATAAACTTGCAGCTAATATATATTCATCCTCAATGCGGGATGCTAATAACATCATTGACCAACGTATGGAAACTATGCGTACTGAGATGATGCAGTCAACCGCAGATACGATGAAAGGAAACGAACAGATTGGTGTTATGAATAAAGCATTACCATATACATCAAAGGCTGAGTATAGACCAGTTGCAGAAAATGCTCTGGCTAATTTTTTATCAGCTGGCAAGAGCTTACCTGAAGCAGTTGAATTGGTAGGTAAATATTTTCAGCAAATTAGCAATGATGTTACTAGCTCATTGCCAGTAGTACCAAACAGCGGCCGTGGTGGAAGACCATTTGCCGGTAATCAAAACACTAATGACTCCAACTCTGGTAACGCAGACCCAGAAGACTGGATGAGTTTTATGTCTGCAAAACCAAAATAAGAGGTATTTAATTATGGCTGTAAAAGGTGTATTTGCATCTGACTCTGGTATTCAGGGCGGCAAGCGCGGTGATTTCGCCGATGCAATCTTAATGACACAACCAACTGGCAGTGCTCCTATGTTAGCATTGACATCTGGGATGGAGTCAATAAACGCAAGTGATACGGTAGTTACATGGTTTGAAGAAAATCATATGGCAGGTCGTATTTCTATTACTAACAATGCAGGAGTGGGTACTTCACTCATAATTGCAGACGCTTCCCAGATAGTTCCCGGTGCGGTGGTTTTAGTCGAAGCATCCGGTGAGTATGTGTTTGTTGATGCAGTTGCAGGGTTAACTTTAACAGTCACTCGTGGATTGGGCGGTACAACAGTTACTGCAATTGATGGTAGTGGTACTCCACAGCCAGCTCAAAAGATAGGTACAGCGCATGAAGAAGGTAGCTCCAAACCTGTTTCTATTGCTAATCTAGGCTTTCCTGTATTCAATTACATGCAAATCTTCCGTAATTCATGGGATGTAACCGGTACTGCAGAAGCAGTTGATTATCGAACTGGTGACATTAAAAGTAAAAACCGTGCAGATGCGGCTATTATACATGCTGAAGATATGGAACGTTCAATGATATTTGGCATTAGAAGTATTGCCATCAATAACAATAAACCGTTCCGTACAATGCATGGTATTGTTAATCAATTAACTACCAATGTGCAATCTCAAGGCGCTAACTTTACTTGGGATATTTTTGATGCCTTCTTGCAAGCCATTTTTGAAAAGAACATCAAAGGCAAACCTAACGAACGTATTGCATTCTGTGGTAATACCGTAATACGTGTTGTTAATAAGCTAGCACAAATCAATGGTAGAATCGAAATTGAAACTGGTCATACGGAATTTGGTCTGAAAGTGACTAAATGGATTACACCGTACGGCGATGTTTCATTAATGACCCATCCGTTGTTTAATGAGTCTCCTTTGTGGACTAAGAATTTATTAGTCTTGCATCCGGGCGCTATGCGTACTCGTTATCTACGTCGTACATTCAATGACGATTATGATAAGTCAGGTTCACGTGCAGGTGTTGATGCAGATTTTGGTGTATTAACTACTGAAATGTGTATGGAGTATCGAGCACAACAAACGGCAGGTTATTTTACTGGTATTGATACACCGGCTTAATTGGCTTAATTGGTTTAATTTAATTTATGTGCCCTGCAATACGGGCACTTTCAAATGAGGTATTTATCATGGCTTTAGTTAGAGCACCGTTTGGTGCATATGTTCAACCTACAGGTGTATGTGATGCAACTGGTCAAGCAGAGATATTAGTTATACTTGATCAGTTTATGGCATTGATGCCTGTTATTGTTGGTGGTGTTTTGTCTTCAGAAAGTTCAGCTGCATCTCCAGAATTCATGGAAATCAACCGACACTTTAAAGAGAAATTGCAGGCAGAAATCGATGACATTAAGATTAAAATCGATGCAATGCCAGTAGTTTAATAATTAACCACAGTTATCATTTAATTAAACAGGAGAACAAAATGAGTGATTTACTTAAACCCGATGTGTATGTTATCAGAAAAGGCAGACCGGATGGGTTTTCTTTTTGGATTGAGATTGATAAAGAGCCTGTACTGGTAAGCTTTAAAAACAACCGTTATGAGTGCCCTACTCCAGCACATGCAGAACAGATTGCAAAACTAATGGGTAAACCTGATTTTACACAGAACATACAGAAGGTTGATTTAGAAGCTGGAATTGCTATTGCAAGAGCTCATATGGAAGGCAGCTCAAACTCAGCAATAAAAGGTGGTGCAACAACTGAAAGTATGAAGATGATGATTAATAAGGTTGCATCTGATGATGTTCAGGCAGTTGCAGAACAGTTGGCGAAGGAAGAAAATCTAATGGTTACGCATAACGTTGTTCAACCAAAACCTGCTGCCCCTGCAAATCCATCTTTAGGTTTAAACTTAAACCCATCTCCTATAGGTACGCCTGAGTAATGGGAACTGAAACCGGTACATTCTCCGCATTAGTGGATGATGTTAGAGTGCGTTCTGGCAGGGTAGATAGAACCGCTGATATTATATCATACGCTAGAACTTCAATGCGTGAATGTACTGTGCTTTCAATGTTTGATCAGAATTTAGTAGAAGGTGTTGCTGTAGCAGATGCAATACCTTTCATATTTAAACGACCGGTTAATTTTAGGGTATGGGTTGCAATTAAGTATCCTGCATTAAACCGTCAAGGCGGATTGGTATTCGCAAAAGAAAGACCTCCCGGCAAATTGCAAGATACGTTTGATGTAAACTGGTTTTACAGGTCAGGAGACAGTTTTATATTCAACGGTCTGGAGATTGGCGCAAAGATAACATTTGCATATCAAGCCTATCTGCCCAAATTGGCATATTATACTGCCGCAAATAGACCTGCAACTTATGATTTAGAAACTGAATTATGGACATACCTTCCTGAGTACATGGGTAATGATGCACTCAATCAGGCAGGTCAAGACAAAGTTACCAATTGGATGTTGTTCAATTGGTACGATTTAATTATGGAAGGTACATTGGCAAAGCTGTATAAGACAGTGGCAGATGAACGTCAAAAGTCCAGCTATGCATTGTATAAACAGCAACAACAAGATTTGATTAAAGGTGAAAGCAGTAATATATTTTACCAAGGTGATATAGAGTAGCGTAGTATGGCTAATGCAAATGATATAGATGTTGATTTCGAGGTTGATAAAGATAGACTCGAATTGCATTTGGAAAGAAACTTCCGCATTATAAGGGAGATTCTATCAGCCCATTTTGCAGATACTTTAATAGCAGGTGAAACAAACTTTCTTTTATTTGACGTAGACAGTGGGCAGTTCCAAAGAATTTTAGTTGGTGCTGCTGATTCAGATAGCATTGGATTTAGAAGATTAAAGGTGGCAAACTAATGCGCGGTGAATACTTAGTATATAATAAAGGTGGGTTGGTAAAAGACATCATACCAAACACTGTTGTGCAACAAGGGCAGTTAAGGATATACCAATCAGTTTTTAACAACGCTTCTGTTGGCATGCCTATGGGCACTATGGAGATAGCACTAATTGATGAAGTGCCAAGTTATCTGGGTTTAATTGCCGCAATAACTACTGAACCTACAGTGCAAGGTGGGTATGCAAGACAGCCATTATTGGCAGATACTGCAAACTGGACTGTGGATACCATCAATAGTGAGGGCAGGGTAACAAGTGCAACTGTTACTTTTACAGCAACTGGAGCTGATTTTTCTCGCCCATATTCCAGATTTATGTTAGTAGAGCAAGGTGCAGAATTGGTATCTTACTCCTCACCTATTGACTCACCTACTACAGTATTAACTGGCCAGTCAGTGTTAGTAGCATACAGGATGTATACAGGATAATCTGATGGCAAGAATATCCCCACAGACTATTGCAGGAATAACATTCGCTATCGACAGAAAGACTGTTGATAAGGTAGTTACTGTGGAAGGTAAAAACTTCCTTATAGATTTGGATGGACCAAGAAGTGCATTTGCTCATAGTAAATCTGGCAGGAATACAAGTTTTGATACGTTTCCTGAAAGCTTTACTGTAGGGCTGGAAACATACCACTTTTTAAGGGATAGTATATCTAATATATTAGCTGTATTTCAATTCAATTGGGTTAAAAGGCAATATGAGTATATCTTATCAAGCCCATTTGCGGCTGAGTATATAACATATAAATCAACTCATGCGTTAGTAGGCGGATTGCAGTACTTTGCTAACAGAGGTTGGGGGGTACTTGAAAGAAACCCAGTAACCAATGTATGGAGAGATGTAACTGTTAACTTCCCCACCAATACGTTTTACATTACAGAATCAGCAGGTCGTTGTATTGCAGTTGCAGATGGTATTGCTGCATGGAGTGCCATTGATGACGCAAACGATTTTGTTCCTAGCACTGTAACTGGTGCAGGTTTTCAATCATTAAGTTTGATAGGCTTCCCTGAAAATGACTTTGATTATAGAGGGCTTCAAAAGGTTGCAGATGGGTTTCTAGTATTCATGCGTCAAGGAATAATGAAGTCTACTAAGATAGATAGCATTATACAGTTTAGACATAGAGTTATTGATACAAAACGAATTGCGTTAAATCCTTGGTGCTTTGCTGTATTGGAAACTGATGATATAGTATTCCTAACTGCACAAGGGTTTTATTTAACTAACGGTGGTCAGTTTGAAAAGTGGCAGCCATTGATTAGTGAGGAATTAAAGCTAAAGGTGATACCCAGATTAATACAGGATATCAATGGGCAAATACAGGTACACTATAGTAAAGAAAGAAATTGGTTTTTTGTCTCCATAACCTCTAATAGTTCTAGTAAGGTATTCGAGTTTGCAATGGTTAGTTATTTACCCCGAGGTGAATGGGGCATGTTTAACAGTCTGCATAAAGGGTTTTTTGACATAGATATTGTAGGAGATGGCAGCGGGTTTCAAAAAGAGCAGTTGGGTTATATGACTGTAAATGGTGAAGTAGCGCTGTTTCAAGATAACATTAATCATGTTGAGATTGCAGCTAGTGCAGACACTTCAGCAGATGATATAATTAACGAGGTTTACTATTCTGATGAATTATATGACATACCAAATGTTATTATCAACATAGCAGGCAGTGATATTATATTTGCTAACTGCAATCAACGTATGACAGCTGACTGGCTATCTCATGATAAACTTGCTGCAGAAGGTATACCTGTACCAGCATTTCCTGGATACT